GATAATTTGCTTAAGGGGAGCAAGATGCCTACCGAGTTGGAAGTTATCTCGCACTTGGGGCTCGTTGCCGAATGGCGCGCATCATTATGACCGACATAATCAATGGGCAAGTTCTAGCTGAAATGCTAGGCGTTACCACTCGCCACCTTTCCAATTTGGAGAAGTCAGGAGCTGTGGTTAAAGTTGGGCGCGGGGGCTACGACATGAGGGCGAGCGTTCGGTCATTTTGCAATTACCTGCGGGCTCAAAATTCGCAATCCGACGAAGGCGATTACGAAGCCGACAAGGCTCGAAAGATGAAAGCGGACGCAGACCTTGCCGAGCTGCTTACGGCGAAAGAGGGTCGCAAGCTCGTCGAGATCGCCAAGATTGAGCGGAGGTGGGCAAACGCATTAAGCGGGCTGCGCGGAAAGTGCATGGCGATGCCTGCGCGGATTGGCCCGATGGTGGTGATTGCAAAGAGCGCGGGCGATGCGACGAAGCTAATCGAGTCCGAACTTCGTGACGCATTCAAAAGCATCGCGGACGATGGGCCTGATGACGGCGCGGAAAGCGAAAGCGAGGAGGGCGAAGCAGAATGAGCCAAGCCATTAAAAAGTATTGCCGCGCCAACGACAAAGCCGCGCTGGTTCGGGCGTGGAAGTTTCTGCGTTGGCCGATGAAGATGACCGTTGCCGAATGGGCGGAGAAATACCGCATCCTCTCGCGTGGTGCATCGTCGGAGCCGGGTAAATATCGGTGCGACCGCGTGCCGTACCAGCGCGAGATAATGGAATCCTTCACCGCGCCGGATGTTCGGGAAACGGTCCTTTGCATCGCAAGTCAGGTTGGGAAGGCATTAGACATTGAAACGCCAATACCTACGACCAAAGGCATGGTTCGAATGGGAGAATTAAAGCAGGGTGACATCGTTTTTGATGAGAGCGGCAATCCGTGTCGCGTGACATTTGCAACGGAGGTAATGCACGGCAGGGAATGTTTTGAAGTTAAGTTTTCGGACAACTCAAAGCTTATTGCCGACGCAGACCATTTATGGACAGTTGACGATGAGCGCGACACAAGAAACCCCAAGCGAATCACTGCAACAACCTCGCACCTTAAAGCAATGGGCGTAGTCTGGGGCGGGAATCGTAATCGCTTTGCCGTTCCGGTGTGCGCTGCGGTTGAGCATAAACACAAAGAGCTTCCGATTGATCCATATGTTCTAGGTGTTTGGCTGGGAGACGGGCACTCTTATTCGACAAACGTGACAATCCATGAGGCAGACATGGAGATTATGGAGCACGTTAAGGCGCGTGGATATTCTGCTGACATTGTTGATCGAACAGATACCGGAGTTCTCACGGTTCGTATGGGGCATGACCGACCTGCGCACATTTGCGGGCGCGGCCATGACTTGCGCGTGACCGGAAAGACTAAGGCTGGACATTGCGCGGAATGCGGCAGGCTATCGGCGGTTGCTTCATTGCACGGCAAGCCAAGGGGTGACAGCGTAAAGAAAGAACTAAGAAGCCTTGGCATCAGGCTGCGCGATCTTGGATTGAAGGGCGAAGGCATGGCGAAGCACATCCCCGCAGAATACCTTACCGGAAGCGTTAAGCAGCGGCTTGATCTACTACGTGGGTTAATGGACACGGACGGCACCTGCGACAAGCGAGGCGGCGCATCATTCACCGCAACGTCAAAGCCTTTATTTGATGGTTTTTGCGAGTTGATTTGCTCGCTTGGATACAAGGCCAGCGTAAAAACCAAACGGCCATTTTGCAGATACAAAGAGCGCAAAGTTTACGGCCGAATTGCTTACATCGTAAATATCAGGGCGTATTCCGAAACGCCTATTTTTAATCTTAAAAGAAAGCGCGAGCGACAAGTGAGCATGGCGGGCGGGCGTACAAGCGAGACGATGCGGAGGCGCATAATCTCGATTAACCCTGTCGCGTCCGTTCCAGTGAGGTGCATTCAGGTTGACAGTCCATCTTGCCTTTACCTCGCCGGACGCGACCACATACCTACGCACAATACCGAGCTGATGAACAACCTTATCGGCTACATGATTCATGCCGACCCGTCGCCTATCTTGGTAAAATACCCGACGCTTGACGCATCAAAGGGTTACTCGAAGGAGAAGCTTGATCCAATGATCCAAGACACGCCTGTATTGGCTGCGCTGATACAAGACGCGAGGTCGCGTGACAGCGGAAACACGATTTTGCAAAAGAGCTTTCCCGGTGGTTTTATCCGAATCGCGGGGGCCAACTCACCAAGCGGTCTGAGGCGGGCGTCGTGCCGCGTCGTGCTACAGGATGAAATCGACTCAGACCCATTTTCAGCAGGCGAGGAAGGCGACCCATGCGCGTTAGCGGATCGACGCGCCTCCAATTTTTCAAACGCGGTCAAAGTCAAGATGTCCACGCCTACGGTCAAGGGCCGCTCAAAGATTTGGGCGCTGCTAGAGGATTCCGACTTTCGGACGTGGCGAGCGATTTGCCCGCATTGCAACAAGGCGCAAGAGCTGACATGGGCGGGCGTGCGTTGGGACAAAGACGCCGAGGGCAAGGCGATGCCAGAAACCGCCTATTACTTGGGCGAGTGCGGTTGCCGGTGGACTGACCTTGACCGGCAACGTGCAATCGTTCGCGGGCATTGGCAGGCGCGGCAACCGTTCAAGGGGAGGCGCGGCTACCACTTGAGCGGCCTTTACCGGCTCATGGGTCACAAGCCTCAGTTCACATCCATGCTCCATGAGTTCGCGGTAGATTTTCTGGAATCGAAGGCGGGCGGGTCGGAGCGCATGAAGCCTTGGATGAACACATTTTTGGCGGAGCCGAGCGAGGAGGAATTTGAAAAGCTCGACGAAAAATCCGTGCTGGCACGCGCCGAGGACTACAACCCTGAGGAGCTGTTGCCTGCGGGCGTGCTGCGCATCGCGGCGGGTGCCGACGTGCAGGATGACCGAATCGAGTGTGAGTTCGTTGGATACGGCGAGGGCGAGGAAACGTGGGGGCTCGGGTATTACGTCATCCACGGCGACACGCAGGCGGATAATGTGTGGGAGGAGCTGGACTTGCTCCTTGCGAAAACCTTCACGCACCCTAGCGGCAAAATAATGGGCGCGGTGACGTCGTTCATCGATTCGGGGGCAAAGCAAGATCGCGTTTTACAGTTCACCGGCCCGCGCCGGTCGCGTGGGATTTTCGCGTCAAAGGGCCAAAACACCATCGGCAAACAAATTCCGATCATGCAACGGAAACCGTCGATTAACAACAAGCGCAAGGTACATCAGTGGATGGTTGGCGTCACGGCGGCCAAAACGGTGATTTATTCGCGCATAATGCTGCCGGTGCCGGGCGCGGGCTCGATGCACTTCCCGAAAGGCCACGGGTACGACGCGAGGTTTTACCACCAGTTGACGAGTGAAAAGCGGATGACGCGGTACAGCCACGGGCGGCCGTATTACATTTACGAGGCGGGCAACCGGCGCAACGAGCCGCTAGACATTCGCGTGTATGCGCTCGCGGCACATCGGCGCGTTAACTTTGACAGCGTGGCGATCAAGGCGGAAATGGCGGCGATTGTTAAGCCGGTAGATGAGACAGCGCCAGCCGTCAAGGATTCCTTGACGGCTGAGCCTGAGCGCCTCGCCAGCAACATCATCGTCGTTGAGCGCGCGCCAATCGAACGTTCCGTTGCGCAGTTACCCGCTTACGTCCCCATGTCGCAGCGAATTAGGGATGGCGGTTCGGGCGAATCCATGTTCAAAAGATAATTTGAAATAATGCTTGCAAACAATCAAAGCGCAATCAGGGTCTAACTCATGAACAACACAACTGAACTAAAGCGCCCAATGGTTACTCTGACACTGGATCATCCGACTGGTTACACTTTCACCCTTGAGCGCGAGTTGAAGCCGATTGCCATGCGCAACGGAAACCGTCGGTTTGTCGGTGTTGTCGATAACTGGCGCGACATTTTGGCTAAGCTCCCAGCGGTTACAGTGGTAGATGTAGAATTATCCATAATCTACTAATGAGCGCCGGCGGAAAACGCCAAGGGGCGGGCCGCAAGCCAGCCCCGCCTCGGGTGGCAGTGACGGTGAAAGTTGACGCATGCACGGCTTCACGCTTTCGGCTTTATTGCCACATTATGAAACTGAGCCAAGCGAGCGCTTTTCAGCGCGTTGTGCGCGAATGTAAAATTTAGGATCAACCACAACCGAACATGATCACGCTAATCACCGATCTCGTTCTCATAATCGCCAGCGCATTCTTTGGAGCGGTTGACGCGCTGGGATGAATTTGCATGGTGTATTCATGCGGATAAAAGCCAAGGTAAACGTCGAGCCGGTAAAATCCTACTTTAACGACCTCGCGGCGTCTTTAAAGCGGACGTTTCCCGAGACGATCCGCATGGAGGCGGCGGCAGTCGTTCGCCGCGCCATGCAGATGGTTGCTTACTCCAAGGTTTCGGAGGTCAAGGATAGGGCCTTGCGCAAGGGCGTGGCGTCGTTTCGGCCCGCAAGCATGACGCCATTCGGGGGAACAACGAACGTGGGCAAGCGCAACAATGACCAGTATCGCCAGTGGATGGTAGGGCGAAAGCCTGCCAACGGGTCGAAGTTCGCCAAGTCCAACGTCATGCCCATGGGATACTGGCTCGGAGGTTTCAACCCCCCAGCAGACGGCCAAAGGTCAAGCGGCAACAAGGGGAAGACGTTTACACGGTCGAAGGCGCGCATTTATAAACGCCGCCAATCGAACGGTTGGCGAGCACCAGATGCCGATTGGGCCAAGTTTAAGGCGGCATGGGCGCAAGATGTAGCTGACACGAAGAAGCGCATAAAAGACCGCGTAGGCGCTCGCGGCCTCACCGCTAAGTCATGGCTCGACATTATCATTAAGCTCCACGCGGGCGACAACATGAGCGGCATTCCTGACTTTGTGCGCCGCGCGCGCCCCATCGCATCGCAAAAGCAACGGGAGGTAACGGACGTTTACCACAACGGCCAGGGCACAAGCCACTACACGCTCACCGTTGAAAACGATTCAGGCATCGCCATAGCCACACGCGGGCAGGCGAAGCTGGATTCAGCGATCAGTATTCGCCGAAAGTTTTTTGTGAATAGCATGAAAAAAAACCTGTACGAAGACGCCGCATTTGTTGGCCGATATTACCCGTGGGCCAAGGTAAGCTAGTGTATTGACAAAGCAAATACACGCGGCACAGTCGCGCAAATGGCACTAACTGCGCAACAGACTCGCCGCTTGGCAGAGATTGAGGAGGAGATCGGACAAATCGAAAACCGCCTCGCTGTTTCGCATGGGCTAGGCGATAGCCATTCCGCGCAGGGGATCAGCACATCTTTTAACGACAATCCTCGTTGGCGCAACAAGTTGACGCTGCTTCGCCGTATGCGTGAGCAATACCTTGCCATCGCCGCAGGCGGAGAAATCCCCGCGCCGTCTGGAATCAATTTAAGCAACTACGTCCCCGAGTAAAAATGGCATCATCCACCCCAATGATTCTGGATCGATTCGGCAGGCCGATGAAGTATTTTATTGGTGAATACGAGGCCAGCCGCAACACCCGCGAGCGCAAGCTGCATGGATCATGGGACTACAACACGCGCCCCGAAACGGAAATGCTGCCGTTTTCGGATCGCAAAAAGATCATCGCCTACCTGCGCCGCTCACTGCGCAACAATCCAGTTGTGGCGGCGCTGGCCTTCCGCTACGCGCTGGCAATCGGCTCGCCAACGGTTCACGCAATCACGAATGACGGCGGCTTTAACGACCAAAAAGAACGGTCGCTTGAGCGCCGTTTGCGCTCGATAATGTACGGTTGCGGGTGGAGCTGGCACCGCATGCACAGGATTATTTCAGTGGAGACGCTAATTGCGGGCGAGGTTTTCGCGGTAGATGCCGAGGATCAAGTTCAGCTAATTCCTTCAGAGCTTTGCGGATCACCGGCCAAGCCCGAAAAGGGCGAGATCGACGGCATTATTTACGACGAAACGGGCGTTCCTTTGTTTTACCGCTTTGGCGTTCGCAAGCAGACCACGGATCAATTTCAGTCATCGGTTGTGTCGTTCGAGGAAAAGGACGGCGCGCAACTTATCCCCGCCGAGTTTGTTTCCCACATCGGTACGCCCATGCGCATCGAGGAGCGCCGATTCTCGCCCATTCTTTCATCGGTCATCGCGCAGATTCAAAACCTTGACGACATCATAAAGGCCAAAGTAACGACGGTTAAAAACCAGTCGGCAATGTCGATGTTTTTTACGAAGAACTTTGACCCTGGAATGTTCGCTGAATCATCCGCGCTGTCATCGACGGTCGAGCAAAACGGCGGCACGATCTTGGCGCAGAGCGTGGCGCGTTCGTCTTATCAGGACATTAAAAACGGGTCGATAATGTACGGCGAAGTGGGCGAGGATGTGAAGCTCATAGAGCCTAGTTTAAACGCGCAGGACTTTTCATCTTTTGCGCTGATGTTGCTCGATCAAATTTGCGCACCGACCGGCCTATTTCCCGAGGAGGTTTTGGTTGGGTATCGGAATAGCAACTACTCATCCGCGCGCGCTGACCGCATCCGCTTGACGGACGTACTCAAAGACATTCGCCGCGAGCGGGAAGTGTTTTGCGACCGTGTGATTGAGCGCCAAACTGCCATTGCCGTTGATTCGGGAGAAATCCCAATCGAGGGCGACGGCATCGCGGACATTTCCTACGGGTGGCCCGTAGTTCGCGAGATCGACGAAACCAAGCACGTTCTCGCACAGGGCACGGCATTGGCGAACGGGTCGAAGTCTCTCGACGATGTATGCGCGGAAAACGGAAAATATGCCGATCAAGTACAGCAACAGGTTGTGCGCTCGGCGGTACGCTGGGCCAAGAACGTGCGGGCTTATGCGATGTACGCGGCCCCGACGAAAGAGCAGATCGAAGCGCAACAGGTGACCGCACAGGAGATCATGGCCTACATGCCAAACGCCACCGCCGCGAGCGAGGCAATCAATGCATTGGCAAATGCCGACGCGGCAGCGGTCAATGCCGAGGCCAACGCGGCGCGGGCAAGTGTTGGCGCAACAGAAATTCCACCCGTCTAAAAAACAAACTTTCAATTATCTAAAACATCATGGCTGACGCACTCTCACCAAACAGGCTAATCTCTCCCGTTGTATTGGTTAATCCTGATACACTCATACCCTACGACGCAAACGCCGCCTACGAACCGACCGGCGGCAAGCTCCTCGTCGGCACTTCCCGCGAAAAATTTTTTGATAATTTCCGCGACTTCGACACCAGCCCAACGGGTAATTGGGAGGTGGTCCAAACCGGCGACGGCATGGCTATCACCGGCCCTCTTGGTGGTGGGGTAGCAGGCGCAACCCCCTACATTAACATCTCCAGCGGCACCACCTCAGGATCAATGACCGTGATTCTGTCACGGTCCTCGTTCTCAACTCCGACGGAGGTCCGCTATCAGATCAGCGCATCACAGCGCATCGCCAACAACGCCTTTAGAATCGGCTTTGTTGAAGTCGATGAAGCGGGCGCGTTGGTTGTTGATACGACCTATGCATCAGCCCCCGGTGTGCTCAATGCTCGCAACGCCGTGTTGCAGGAAATGAGCGGCACGACTGCGACGACTGGCACGCTTCTGGTGCGTGCTGCCGCAGCCGCGCAGGACTCTTTTACTACAGCCTTCGGCGTCGGCTCCACCACGGCTGCCACAGGTTCGACGCCCAACTTCATCGTTGCGGCCACCTACGGTCTCATGTTCGAGCGCGACCGCATCAACGCCCGTTCGTGGGGTCAGAATTTGATCGCCAACACAGGCGGACAATTTGCCTATGACCGCACGCTCCCCAACCCAACGCGAAAATACAAACTGTGTATCCTTGTGGAGAATACGGGGGTCCCGGCTAGCTCGACGGATTGGCGCATCCACCTCGTAAACGTACTGGATGCCGTGCGATTCGATGTCAGTCCCCGGGCTGCGGGCACAAACGACCTGTCGAAAGCATTTCCGGTAAATATCTCGGCTGGTACTTTGACCAGTCTCACCACCTTGACCACGGCGGGCACCCCCGCAGTCCCCGCGACGCCGCTCATCATTAACAGCGCGGCGACCACGAACGGCCAGTTGGTGCTTACCGGCAGCTCGGGCCTGCAAGCCTTCTACGCGACCAACATCGGAGCAACTGCCGCATTCGTGAAGCTCTACAACAAAGCCACCGCACCCACGGTTGGCACGGACGTACCCGCGATGATTATCCCGGTCCCCGCCGCAGTGGCTGGCGTCCCTGGAGTCGCGCAGATCACGCCGGGATTCCAAGGCTACCGCTTCGCACTCGGCCTCGGCCTAGCGATCACTGGCGCGGTTGCAGACAACGACACAACCGCCGTCGCAGCCGGCCAAGTGAAAGTAATCCTCAGTCGCACCGTCTAATGAGCGCCGAGGTTCAAATCAAAACGGATTTGGCCCCATACTACGAAATAGAGGTGGCGTTTAACGGGTTAAACTTCCCGCAGCTTATCACCACGCAGGAGACGGGCGTAGCCCTAGGGGCGCAACTTCAGGGCTACGCCGATGACTACGAGCAGGCGTTTAACGCCGAACAAACCCAACTATAATTTATGCCCATCGTTCAATTTTACAACGCAGAGCCGCTCCAACTCACCAACGTCGATGCAGAAAACGGCATCCTCCGCAACGTCGCGCTCATGTCGATTGGCGAGGCTGCGGGCCACGACTGCCGCGTGGACTTGGGCACCTTGCAAGGGCTCTTTCAGTTAAGCCAAGGCAAGAGCGTAAAAGCCTTTTTAAACCACTCCTACAACCCCGCGCCAACGGAGGTCGTCGGAGTATTCTCGGGCATCTACATCGACGCCGAAAAAGGTGTTCTCCGCGCCTCGCAATTCAAGGCGCTCGAAGCATTCAAGAACCACAACCGCCAAGCCTACGACACGCTCTTTGAATTGTCGATTACCGCGCCGGAATCTTTCGGCGTTTCCGTCTCGATTTACCACGATTTAGAGGACGCGGAAGACGGAGGAAGCGCATTCATCCGCCCGACATCTATCGAGTCAGCCGACTTTGTTTCCGCGCCCGCAGCAAACAAAGCTCTTTTCAGCAAGGAAACACCGCTTGACGTATCCGAAAAACAAATACACAACGAAATCACCACCGCTTTACCTGTAGTTGAAAAATCACCACACGCCCACTTTATGAGCACACTCAAAGACATCCATTCCGCCTTCGGAAAAAATCCCGAACACGTTGCCCGCGCCGTCAAATTCGCTGCCGAAAACCCCGAGGCCAAACCCGAGGATGTTATTGACGCGGTAAAAGATCAGCTTTCCGAAGAAGACCAAGCCGCCCTGATTGCCGAGCGTGACGCTCTGGTGATTGAGGTCGCCGCTCTTAAAGCCGAGATTGCCGCGCTCAAGCCAGACGCGGAAAAAGCCGCTGACCTATCCAAGAAAAACAGCGAGCTCGCCGAGCAAGTCGCCCAGCTTTCCAAGCGCACCGCACGTTTCGGTATCCGCCCTGTTAATACCGGAGCTCACGAAGCAAAAGAGGTGAAGTCTATCACCCGCGCTGAGTTCTCCGCGCTTAACCCCGTTGCTCAAGGCCAGCACGTAGCAGCGGGCGGCAAAATCACCGCCTAATTTCCCATAGCACTCCAACCACTTACACTTAAAATATCATGGCTAACGAACTCACATTGACCTCCTTCGCGGAAAACATTTTCCGCGCTCGCGACACCGTTTCCCGCGAGCTCATCGGCTTTATCCCCTCCGTTCTCATCAACTCCGAGAGCGACGGCGTAAGCATCAACGGCACCATCAACTCGCTGACCACCGTCGCCCCTACGCTGAACACCAGCTACACCCCCGCGATGACCATTCCTGCGGGCGATGACCAGACCATCGGCAACGTGACGATGACCATCGGCCAAGTCGCCAACGTGCGCGTCCCACTGCGCGGCGAGGACGTTAAGAAACTCGACAACGTCGGCCAATATCAGGGCGTGCTCGACAACATGTTTGCCCAGGCATTCCGCCGCATAGGCAACACCATCGAGGCCCACGTCGGCTCCGTCGCTCAACTCGGCGCATCCCGCGCTTACGGCACCTCTGGCACAGCTCCATTCGCCTCCGACCTTTCCGACACCGCGCAGCTTCGGAAAATCCTTACCGATAACGGCGCTCCTCTTAGCGACCTCTCGCTGGTTATCGACACCACCGCAGGCGCGAAGCTCCGCACCTTGACCCAGCTCACCAAGGCCAACGAAGCCGCGTCCGACGCCACCCTTCGCCGTGGCGAGTTGCTCAATGCTCACGGCTTCGCCTTCCGCGAATCCGCTGGCGTCACGTCCTTCGTCAAGGGCGCTGGCACCGGCGCGCTCGTCAATGCTGGCGGCGGTCTTGCGGTTGGCGTGACCACGATCCCCTTCGACACGCTCACGGTTAACACCACCGGCATCAAAGCTGGCGACGTTATCACATTCGCCGCTGACACCCTCAATCAGTACGTCGTTCTGACAGGCACCACGTCCACCGCTGGCAATATCACGATTGCCGCCCCCGGCCTGCGCGTTGCCATCCCGAACGATAACGCTATCACCGTCACCAATAGCTTTACCGGCAACGTTGGCTTTGATCGTAGCGCCATCGAGCTCGTTATTCGCCCGCCTGCCCAGCCGATGGGAGGCGACCAAGCCGCCGACCGCATGACCGTCACCGATCCTGTTTCCGGTCTGGTTTACGAGGTCGCGCTATACAAGGGTTATGGAATGAACATGATCGACATTACCACGCTTTACCAAGCCAAGGTTTGGAAGCCTGAGCATGTCGCCATCCTGAAGGGCTAAGTTAATGACCTACGACCCCGCGACGATTCCGCCAATCGACGGTCGAATCCGTCGCGGGGTTTTTATTTCTACGATTCACCGCAAGCCTACGCTGTTTTTGTATCGCGGCGTGGAATACGTGGGCCGCGTTTCTGAGCCATCTTTTCAGCGCAAAATCGGCCTTTCGGGTTACACCGAGCAGACTGCCGACCTTGAGCTAATGATGGTTCTTCCGACCGGCTCAGCCCGTCCCGAGCCTAACTCCGCAGACGGCATTACGATTTACGAGACCGACGACAGCGGCTTGCGCACCACAACGGGCGTTTACCGTATCACCGACGTTCGAACCGACATGGCCCGCGATTGCTACCAGCTCACACTCTCCAAACGCCGCACCTGATGCCCGCCCCAAGCCTAGAGCACCTAATGGACATGCAGGCCAATATCGAGGCCGGTTTCCAAGCGTACCTGACGGCCAACGGCGTGACCGCTTACGGGTCGCGATACACGGGCAACATCGCTGACAAGCACGTTCTTATCGCCTACACGCACGGGTCTGGGGAAGGCCACTGCGCGACCTCCACCACTACGCACACGGGGCAGAAGGAGAACGACTGGTTCAACGGAGAGATCAACTTTTTGATCGCCTCGGAGCGCTCGCTTGCCGAGGCGTCGCCGGTCGCTGGCTTCGCATCCTCGCACGATTACCGCGTTGCCCAGCTCAAGGCGCTCATGTTGCGAGGCTCGCTCGCTGGCACCATTTCCGGCCGTACCGCGCTCGCCCTCGATTACCACGCCGTGAACGTACTCAGCCAAGCCGCGGAGCAACAGCGCGTAGAAGATGAGGCATTCGACGTCACGGAGCTCAGCTACTCCATCCAGACGCAAATAAAGGCCGATGCTTGGCCCGCAGCTTAACCCCTTTTTTTCTTCCAACTGTATCCAAAATCTAACTACAATTTATGTCCTACGATCCTCTTACATCTCTCATTACCACTGATGTCACCATCGGCGCTGTCGTTTACATCGTCACCGATTTCTCTGATCCTGGCGCTTCCGCTGTTGGCCCCGACTTCCAAAATTCTGACGGCTCATATCGAGGCATGCGTAAGGTTTCCGGCCCTCGTGATGCCACGATGACCATCGAGGCCGAGAACGCTGCCGAGGCCCAACCTGCGCAGTTCGCCGCCGTCGCGTATAAAGGGAACAACTACATTATCCTTCAGTGCGGTAAGAGCATGTCGTCTACCGGCGCTGCAACCTACTCGCTCAATCTTCGCTGGATTAGCGTAGTCCCCTAATGATTCCCCGATCCTTCACGCAAGTGGAGGGCTGGCGGGAGGACTTCGACCGAGCGGCGGAAAAGCTCAAAGAGGCCCGCGTTGGCTCACTATTCCCGCGCACCGAGGAAATTCTCAGTGTGCGGGTTTGCGCGCTCACGTTGCGCACTTGGACCATTCTCGACCTGACTGGAAGCAGTCTGGTTCGAGGTGGCGAGCTGAAGGTTGAGGATTGCTTGCGCGCCCTTTGGATTCTGCGGGCAGATTGGCTCGACATTAAGGAAACATCTAGGCTCGCAAAGTTTCTTCGCCGTTGGCGCGCGGTTGGCGTTTTGCGGCGTGCTGGATATGACGAGGACAAGGTGCGCCACTTGGTTTCATCGCATATCGACTACGCCTTTTTAGACATGCCTGGGCGATTTAACACGGAAGAACCAGAAGCGCCGAATCCCGTGCACCACCCTCGCATCAGCCTAGAAATCCGCCTCGCTTCCGAAGTCATGGAGGCGTTCCCATCCATGAAATTTGAAGAGCTGCGCAACATGCCACTCGCTCAATTTTGGCAATGGCTTCACCGCGCGCGGGCAATTGACGATCCAAAATACCGCAACGACCAACTCACCGACATGGTGAACCGACGCTATCTCGGGAAGCTCAACGCAATGCGCCGAGCAGATAAAGCATTTCAAGAAAATGGCCGATAAAATAACTACAACTTTCGGGGCGGATACCGCCGATTTAGAGGGCGGCATGATGCGAGCATACCGCTCAATGACGCATCTTGAGCGAAAGACAGTTGAACTGGCAAAAGCGCAGGAGCTTGCCGGAAGTGCGGGCGGCATGGAAAAAATGTCAGCTGGTGCATCCAAGGGCATTGGATTAGTTAAGCAGTTGGCGTCTGCCTTCGGCATGGCTGAGGCCGGTGCGCTACTTGTGCCAGGAATTGGCATTGCTGCCGTCGGGGTTGCAGGTCTCTCGGCTGCCGTTCGCTACGTTGCCACGAAATACGAAGAGGCGGCGGAGGCGGCTAAATCTATCGCCGAAAGCGAAGATCGAATATTGAGGGCCAAAATGTCGACGGCTAATTTTGGCAAAACCGAGGCGCAGCTGGCCAAAGATAAGCAAATGTCCGCACAGGCCGAGCTTGACGATTTAATGGCTTCCACGCGCAGAACAGTAACCAATAAGAGCACCGGCACTGATGGCAAGGTGGTGGAGCGCGAGCTAACAACTAAAGAGGCCGTTCGCGCTGCGGAACTTAACGCGCAAATTGAGGAGTCGAAAGCGGCGCTTTTAATTCTTTCAAGCAAAGAGCTAGAAGAATCAAACAAAAAATCCAAAGCCGAAAAAAAAGCAAATGACGAAAAATTTTTAGCTTGGAAATCGGCTATGCGCGATAAAATTTCAGCATTGGAAGAAGAGGCGGCATTTGAGAAAAAGTCCGATGATAACAAGTTGAAGGCGCTTGAGTCGCAGCGCGCCATGGAGGCCGTAAAGCAAAGCTGGGATTACGGGGCGAGATTGGCAGTACTTGAGTTGGATAAAAAGATAGCGGCGCAAAAGGATAAGATAGCCAAGGCAGAGCAAGCGGCTAAAGACAAGGCGCAAAAGACGCAGGAAGATAACAATAAGATGGCAGAGGCCGCTGCGAAAATCCGCTACGATTATATATGGAAGAATGCGACCGATGAACAGAAACTTGAGCAGGCACGCAAGGAAGGTGCCGAGGCTTTGGCTCGATACCAAGCCAAAGCATCAGCGGAAAACTTGCTCGCCTTGACCAAAGCCCGCGCCAAATACCTAGAAATAAAAGATGAAATTGCAGGCAAAAACTCTGCCGGCTCCGGCGCATCCACTGACCCGCTTGCCACCGGAGGCCGCACGCGCAACGAGCAGGGAAGACTAACCCGTAATGGCGTCATCATCAGCGAAGAAGACGCATTGCGGGCCGAGAAAACGCGTGCTGAAAACCTAGGCAAAGAAGGCAAAAAAGGAGAGTCGGAATCACTGCTGAAAGAGATTCGGGACTACCTAAAGCCCACCGGAAAATAACACCATGTCATCCTACGAAACACACGTCACGACTTCGGCAATCTTCGAAAAGCCCGCCAAGATCATTTATCCATTTGCGCGACTTGGTGACGTTGCGACCAAGGAGATTCACCAGCCGCTTGTGCAGCTTGCGGATCGCTACGCGCCGCCAACCCTTGGCAGCGTGTTTTCCTCTGGGTTGGCCAACTTGTCTGGCTCGCCCGTGGCGATTGGTGATGCTTATTGCATCGGCGACACGGAGCCGCAAGAAACCGAATCCGGGCTCGTTTCATTCGTGCGCAAGTGGTCAAACATTCCTGCCACACGCTCCGATTATTCGACCATCTGCTACTCTTATCCATCGACCAAGTATAATACCGGGTTCGGGCTTGTTGACAATACGCCGTCGCGGGCAACGAGCACATCGCTCCGCTCATACGTTGAATATTTTCTCTGCCAAGCCGGGCAGACTTACACGACCCCGGCGGCAATCCCATTGGTTAGCCGCCAGCGATATATCCTAATTGCTGGGTTCGAAACTTCGGATGTGGATTACGTGCTCTCCTCCGCGTATCCAACATATACGACAAGCCCAACAGCCGCTGCATACGCGGCGCTCGTTGCAGCCGGAACCGAGATTGTCGCCGAAGAGTCCTTCGTCGAACGCTACGCCGGGAACATCTACTCACGGACAACTAAATACGTCGTCGCAAAATGAGCATACAGCCGCTGAGTTCATGGCCCGTCGCCTTTGATGCGCAGGCGCAAAAGATCAACGAGTTGATTGCGGCGCTTGAGCCTATCATTAACGCGCAGGGACTGGGAACGGTTAAAATCGTGAAGTCCGACACGAACTGGGTGATTCAAGGCCTGTCTGCCCCGGCAGATGAAAGCGGGCTGCCGAGCGGCTACGGTCCCGAGGAATGGACCGTGTACGACGGCGGCGTGGTGACCACGCGCAATTTCTTGACCGACAATCCTGATTAACGTGCCTACGTCTCCGACATTCAAATACAGAGGCCCTGACAAGCGCTGCCCGTTCCCGTTCAATCGGGACGCGGCGACATCGCCAGGCGGAGGCTATAAATACGTCACGCTAACCGAAACCAGCGGCGACGAAGGATTGGCCGAGGCGTGCCGGTTGTGGTGGCTGCTCCAAGAGGTCGTTTTCACGCCCACGGGTTCTTCAGAGTATCCACAGACCCCGTATCCTCCAATTACGGCATCATTTAGCGAGGTCCATACGGCCAATAATTCTGTCGAGCCGGTTGATAGGGTCGCATCAACCGATCGCGAGTTCTTGGGGGATAGTGGTAATAGTGGAGGTGGCAGTGAAGATGGGTGGAGCTACTACGCGTTCCTTAGAATAGCCTACGTATCCTCCGAGTGGCGACTTTATTACCAGTTTTCCTTTAGCGCTCGGACTTTTGTAGGTGAGTATTTTCCTGGTGAGCCTGACCCTCAACCTTATTTTTTTAGCGTTTACATAAGTTCCAGTGAGGACGACAGCGCCGGAAGCGGAACATTTAGCCTGTTTGGGTACACTCTTAATTGGTATGGTGCGGGGTATATGGATGGAATCGGCGAGTATATGCCTATTACAGGCGGAGGTATTACCGCGACTTCCACGTTTTACTCGCTCGTTTGACGTATTGACAAACCGGATACGCCTTGCATGCTCGGCGGCATGAGTTGCGCGCCTGAATTAAACCTTTGCTTGCCGGTCGGAACCGCGCCCAGTTGGCCGGTAGCAATCGTCATCCCCGACCAAGCCGCGCAGGCCGTTGACCTCACCGGCGCGTCCTTCGTTTTTATCGTCAAAGCGCTTGAGTCCGACGCCGATGCCGATGCGCTGTTTACGCTCTCCACCGCAGGCGGTGAAATCGTCATCGTAAACGCCGCGCTCGGGACGATCCAAATCGACGCGACCGCAGCCAAGTCGTCTCTACTAACCCCGATTTCATCCTACTTTTGGCAGCTACGCATGACCCTAGCTAGCGGAGAAATTCGCATCGTGCGCAAGGGCAAGCTCGCCAGCGAATACGGCATCGCTTGACCCATGCTCGCCGTCTTCAAGCACATCTTAAAATCAGCGGTGTTTAAGCACCTCGCCAAGTTGGCGGTGTTCACGAAAAAGAACCCCCTTTCACGCGCCCGTTACCGCACGGTTATCGGCGTAAAACGCACCATCCCCAACGGCTCAATTCGCCACGTTTAAAAAATGGAAATCAACGAACTTCCCATCAACGCGGCCCCAAATTCCGCCCTTAACATTGAGCTGTCTGACGGCCAACGTGCTACGCTTGCATCATTGCCGATTCAAAGCGCAGTCACTAATGCACTCGCCCTAAAGGCCCCGCTTGCCTCGCCTGCGTTGACCGGGACTCCGACTGCACCTACCGCGGCAACGGCCACGAGTACCACGCAACTCGCTACGACGGCTTTCGTGCAACAAGAACTAGCCGCCGGCGGATCTACTGCCAGGTCTTTAGTGGTGTCGGTGCGCAATCAGTCGGGTGGGACTATGGCTGCGGGCACCGTGGTTTACCTCAACGGCGCGACGGGGAATCTTCCCACCATTGCAAAGGCTTTAGCGACCTCAGACGCCACCTCAGCGCAGACCATCGGGCTTGTTCAGACCAGTATCGCCGACAATGGAACGGGACTGGTCGTCATTCGAGGCATCGTCAGCGGGCTCAACACCCAATCATTGACCGAGGGGCAACAGCTTTATCTGTCGTCAACCGTTGCCGGCGCATACACTACCACAAAGCAGTACGCCCCGGATCACTTGGTCTATGTAGGCATTGTCACGCGAGCACACCCGACGCTTGGTTCTATCGAGGTTGCAATCCAGAACGGATATGAGATGGACGAGATCCACGATGTCTCGGCGCAGAACCCGACGAACGGCGACGTGCTGCGCTACAACTCGGCAACGGGCTTGTGGGAGAAATCCACCCTCGGCACCGCCGCTGTGCTTAACGCCGGATCTTCTGCCGGAAATGTGCCCGTCCTCGACGCCAACGGCGACCTAGTAGGGCCAATTATCGGGCGCATGATGTTGGCGTCGGATAACGTGGTGCCCGCGTTGGGCGAGCAATGCACCGTGGTTAATTCGCTCACGGCACCCACGGTGATCGAATATCGTTTGGGCGATGGGGTTACGGTGAGGGGAAAGCCCTCGTTGACGGGTCTTATTAAAGTCGGAACCGCCTACATCGGCGGCGATTTTACAGGTGATACCCGTGGCGATTACGCGGTGGATATTCAATCCTATCGGAACGGGCCAACAGTGGTCGCCAGTGGATATTACGCCAGTGCGTTGGGCTACGGTAACACCGCCAGTGGCGATTCCTCCAGTGCGATTGGTAAAGGTAACACCGCCAGTGGCGGTCTCTCCAGTGCGATTGGTAACTATAATACCGCCAGTGGCAATTCCTCCAGTGCGATTGGTTACTATAACACCGCCAGTAACAGTATCACCAATGCGATTGGTAACTATAATACCGCCAGTGGCGATTCCTCCAGTGCGATTGGTTACTATAATACCGCCAGTGGATATTACGCCAGTGCGATTGGTAAAGGTAACACCGCCAGTGGCGGTCTCTCCAGTGCGATTGGTTACGATAATACCGCCAGTGGCACTAGTTCTGTCGCCCTAGGTTTTGCGACTAGGACTTCTATAGATAACACGTTAGAGATTGGGTCTTGGAACACTACATCTATCCGATCGGGCAGCATCCGCGTACACCAGACCGGCATGGTGGCCAT